TATTCTTTCTCAATCGGTTCTTGAGTTTCAGAAATATAAACAATATACTTCCGAGACACTTCTATCTCATGATTCTTCTGAGGTAGAAGTGGTGCCCATGGAGCAAATCCCATCTGTCCATCCCGTGTAGGAACAGCAACGAGAGGATTTGTAATAACAATAGAATCTTCTTTCACTTCTAAAAGATCGGTGACAACATCTTCACCAGACCACATACGAATTACTTTGACGTTCATTTTGATTGATACTCAACTTGGATTGGATTTTCAAAGATATTTACCAGTCTAACATATGCCCACGCAGTGAACACCTGAGGAACTATGAACGCAACCATAGCCACAATCCAGAACCAGTAATAATAGTTTTCCTTATTTTGTGTTCTCATTTGAATTCACACTCCACCATGATTTCAGTAAGACAAGCAAGCATATTTATTTCTTGATCCGCCACGAACGCCATCTGATATTGATACCGAGCAAGACAAAGCACAGCAGAAGGAATACTACTCGGGACCATGGAATCATAACAAGCATCGTAAATACGACGCAGAAGTACACTAGTATCGTTGTCCAAGTTATTGACAACCCATTTACGTACTTCGGGATAATCTTTCTCTTTAAGTTTTTTAACCAGGTCATTTACTTTTACGTCACTAAAGGTTGCAAGAATACCAGAGTCAATCTTACCACTAGCAGCATACCTCTGACATTCATTAAGAACACGTCTCCAATCAGGGAAGTGTTTATTGATAAGTTCTACCAGGACCTTGTTATCATATTCAATACTTTCTGTATCCAAGATTTCTTGGATTCGTTTAAAGAAGGCGGCGGCGATTGCGGGTTTTTGCTTTCCGTTGATTCCGAACTCGACGACTGTGGTTCTGGAGTGAAGCGGTTCAAGAATTTTGTTTTTAAAGTTGCAGGTGAAGATGAATCGGCAGTTGCCATGAAACTCCTCAATAAACGCCCGTAATAAGAGTTGTACGTCGTTTGTTGTGTTATCTGCTTCATCGATGATGATGACTTTGTGTCGAGCAGTTGACGAAAGTGATACGGTCGAAGCGAAATTTTTTGCAGTATTTCTGACCGTATCAAGGAAGCGTCCTTCATCGGATCCGTTGATGACATAATTATCTACTCCTAATTCATTACATAGTGCCTTTGCTACCGTAGTCTTACCACATCCAGCAGGACCAGCAAGTAGCATGTTTGGTATCTCTCCCTTATCTAGGAAACTTTTAAAAGTTTTTTTTGTTTCCTTAGGTAGAATACATTCTTCAATTGTTTTAGGTCGATATTTCTCAACCCACAAAAATTCATCACGCATGTTCTTGTTTCACCAAAGTAAATGAACCATCATTATTATCAATCCATTCTAACACATCTCCCTCTTTCCATCCAGTTGCTTCAAGGATTTCTGGAGTAAAGGTTAGAAATTCATCATTCTCAATGGTTAAAGTGGTTTTCATTCTAAAGGTCTTTCATAATATTGTTTTGGGAATAAACCAATAGGAAACGGATTGCCAGTATTTTCCAAGCAAATATGCCTCATAAAAATCTTGCAGATCTTTCAAACTGTTACGATAACTATTTGGATATATCGTAACGCTCATAACACAGAATACCACAACATGAAAAAAATTTCCAGCAGGATGATGACCTAACTGAAATCCAAGGAGTTTTGCTTCATCATTTACACTAAATCCAAGATTAAAATGGATATGAAGTTGATCATGAAGTTTAGTATCTTCACCTATTCCAGGTATCCAATTTTCTAAAAACTGTACATAAGGATCTGGTTCCATATCATTCTAAAGGTCTTTCAAATTGTTCTGACACAATATCAGTTGCCTTCAATTGTTCTTTCATATATTCTACACCATTTTCAGGTGTAGCAGTTTCTCCACATGTGAATACATCACATACTGCCATTCCTTTCTCCGGCCATGTGTGAATACTGATGTGACTCTCTGCAAGCATAGCAACACAAGTAACACCTTGAGGATCAAACTTATGAACTGCAAGATTTAAAAGAGTAGACTTACATTCTTTTGCTGTTCGAAATAGCAGAACTCGAATGAACTCTTTATTATCAAGAAGTTCAGGACAACATTCCTTTAAGGTAAAAAGTATGTGTTTCATGAATCATACCCAATCCGGTTTTCTGGATGGGTCACGAAGATAATTAGATGCAACCCAAGGTTTGCTGCTAATGTACATTTTGTAAGCAGTAAAAGTGTCAATGCCTGTGTCATATTTAAACTCATCAGGCATTGCTCGGGCGAATGGTTTGGGTTCTTTACCAGAGCGTCCTGCTGGATCACCGTAAGGAAAGATTTGATTTGCGTATGCAAGAGTGTGTAAGCAAGTGTGAATCTTTTGGTATCTGTGAGAATACTCTTCACACAGAGCAAGTCCATGTTGGATTAACCAACGCCAGTTGAGCACGAAGTCACTTGCCCACACAGTGCAGGGGTGATTACGAAATGCTCCTTTGGTGGTTTTGTATGGCGTTCCATCCGCCTTAGGGAGGTTGCCGAACCCATGCCCCCATTTCTCAGAGGCAACGATAGAGAGCATCTGACAGCACTCTAAGGGCATCTTGACGATGTGTTTGTCAGGAAGAACCTGAGCACAAATCACCGGATTGGGGTCTGTCACAAAGATGTTCATTTGTCTTTTAGTTTCTCACAACCTAGTTTACCGTCAGATATCCGTTGATGCGACTGCATTGTGGCTCTTGGATATCTGTCCTTGAATACGTCAGGCAACCAGTAAGTCACAACCCAGTTTATTGTTGGGTTTAACTCCTTATGCTTTTCCAAACTATGGCACATATATCCTAGTTGAATATAACCATCATGTGTTATACAGCAACCATTTCCAAGATCATGGATATAAAGTGTTTTCACTCATCTCATCCAAATGTAGAATCAGGTTCCAACGCAATGTAATAAGTTAAATCATGATTTTTACTGGTGAATCGTGATAGAAGTTTTTGTGAAACAACTACATCATAAGTTCCAGGAAGAACCTTGATATTCTCAACCTTAAAGTTAAAGGAAAACACTTTGTCAGTTTCACCTACAACTTCTTCGTGAGCATTAGAGGTATCATTCTTACGGTCTCGAACAACGAGTTTCACAACACCATTCTCACCAACAGCACAAATATCAGGCAGTTGATATACTGCTGCTGCTTTCAGGAGTTTATCCAGAACTAACGTAGAAAGTTCAAAAGTAACATCCTCTGTAGGAAGAGAAATTACTTTCTCTGGAGGAGTCACAATGACATTAGGATCAGCAAAGAAATACTTGGATCGAGAACGACCTTCACGAATAACAACGTATCCGTCATTCGCAAAATCAAGTTCTGGACTAGAGTGCAGACTCAATCCATTCAAAAACTGATTGAGATCATAGATTCCAAAGTCACGAGAGAACTCTTCAGTAACTGTTGCTTCTGCAAGAATGTTTTTCATCACACTGATAGTGCGAAGTTTACTACCTTCCTTAAAGAGAATAGACTGATTAATAGAAGAGAAGTTCTTCAGAACAGAAATAGTTTTATCAGAAAGTTTCATAAGGGGTCGAAGTTTCATTACAGAGGCCAGCGAAATGATATAGAAGGATGCAATAATGAATTGCCTTCAGAATGTCTTGTTTAGACTTTCCACCTTTCTTACCAAATCGCGAAAGGTACTTGATAGCATTAGATCGACAGAAAGGTTCTGCATCACCAATACCTTCAATCAGATCAAGTGTCTGAGTTTGTGATTCGGGAGAAGCATAGTGTGAACGATAGGTTCCACCAAGATACTCACGAATCTCTTTGAGGATTACATCCTCATGATACTTCCAAAAACCATTTTCGTTCTTGGGAGTATCAGGCAGTTTAGGAACGCTGACGTTAAATGTCAAGGATTCACTATCAAGGGACAGAGTATCTGTCCCCGAACCTCCAACAACGAAAGAGGAAAGGTCAATATTATCCTCTTCACTATAATCTTGTTTAAACATGTTCAGTTCATCAAATAAAAGGGACCACGCATTAATCATATTGTATCAAAATTTTAGTGTAGAGTCAACGACATAAAGTTGGGTTTCTTCACCAGGCATCTTGAAATCTACATCAACCTTATCATACAATTCCAGGAATGCCTGCTTGGTTTCATCATCGAAACGATTTACACAAACTTCAATCGCTTTTGCTTTGTCGCCAAAGATATTGAATGCTTTGACAATATGAACCAGACGACGGGTAGAAATAACTTCTTCAATACCACCATCATAAAAGGTCTTGCGAATGATGTCTGCCCAATCAGAAAGACGCTTACAGAACTCAGTATCATCACAGATTTTATTCAGAATGCGCTGCTCCACTGCGGCAGTGGGATATTCCTGCTCAAAGGTCACAGGAAAACGCTCAAGAAATGCCTCATTAAGAACGTTAGTGC